GTAGTAAAGTCTGTCCATATTAATAAATCATATTCTACATCTACATATTCTGGTATATTAATTGCATATAATTCTTTTGAATCCATTGGTTCGTTTGTTGGTACTGGAAACAATTCATCTCTATATTGATTTCTTTTATTATAACTATTTTTATAAACAATTTGATTTCCTTCTGCAGGCCTATTTATATCTAATTTTTTTAATGTATCACGTTCTTGTAATGAATTTCGTTTAATCATGATTAAAGGAGATTGTAACATTCCTTTTTCATCACGTAAATATCCTAATCTCCTTACATTGTCCCATTTTTCTCCATTTGAATATATTACAGGTACATCAATTAATTCTCCATTTGCTTGTACTTGTGGTTGAATTTCATTTTCTATGAACCACTTTATAGCATAATCAATATCATATACTGTACGCTTTGGTGTTTTAACAATGTCATCATCTCTTCGTATTTCTTTTGATCTATTTAATAATTGATCATTTCTAGAGGATTCAGTACTTTTTAAAGATGGTTTATTTGTTTTACGATCTATATTTTGTCTATTTTCTCTAGACATTATTCAAATCCTTTATATGAAGGTGAGTCATCAGAACCAAATCTCATTTCTCTTATATTAGTTGGTGTTTGTCTAGTTACGTGTGCATCACATAAAACAGACACACTGTATCCAAAGTCACTACCATTTGGCCATGTTTCTGGATTTTTACCAGCAAAATATTGATTTGCATCAACATTGTCTAATTCATAAAATTCAGCATCCCATTTTACAATATCCCCAACTTCTGGATAAAATCCAGCTTTTTCTATAATATCTCTTGAAATTCCAAATTGTGCTGTTCTTGTATATGAATGACCATAATCATCCATTGCACCTGTTTTACCTTCTTTGGTTATCACAACAGGAATTAATATAGAATCAAAATATGTTTTAGATGTAGACTCTCCATATATATTTGAATTTGATTCTTCTACTACTAATTTAAAAAATTCTATTTCAGTATCTATTATAGAATTAATTAATTCCGAATTTATAGAAGCAAGAAATTTTGCATCCCGTTGTGTCCCAAATAATGCCATAATTTACCCTACGTATATTTTTGTTGGTATTCTAGATAATACTTCATTCATTGCATCATTTTCAGCTTGTTGTCTTGTCATCATACTCTCTTTAGTTAATTTGTCTAAAAATTCTCGTAATTGCGTAATTAATGCTTCTTTTTCTGTTTGTCCTTGAGTTACTAGTTCAGATCCATTTAATGTTACTTCTGAATTTGGTATTGGTACAGTTGAATATTTTCCTCTAACATATCCTAACATTTCTTTAATGATTGCTAATCCATATTTAATAATCCATGCTCTACCCATATCATTAATATGACTAAATTGCTGATATGTATATGGAATATTTGATGCATCGCTTATTACATTATTCATTACTGCGGTATTACCAAATAATACAGATTGATTTGCTTTTTTCTCTTCATATACATATTCTACATGAAATGAATCAAAATGTAGATCTGCTATCGAACCAGATACAGATGGAACTGGAAATATTTTTATATCATCTCCATGTACTTCAAATGACCAATGAGATTTTCTTATTCTATCATTAAATTCTATAGTTTGAATTCTTAATAAATCTTGATGTAATGGCATCATCATAAAATTAACAGATGGAGAAAATCCACCAAAGTCCATTGAGTCTAATAAATTTTGAGAACCTAATCCTGTCCCTACAAATGGATCAAAGTATCTGATAATTGCAGGAGGTACATTATGTAATACTCTTTTAATTTCAATTGAACTAGATGCATCTAATGGTAATCCAGATTCGGATATAGCTGTTTTAATATTATAATTTTGAACTCCTGGAGATGTTTTTACTTTTGCAGTATACCATTTGTCATGTCCTCCAGAATCAGCTTCAGCACCATATGTTTTTGATAATTTAGTAACATATGATAAAGATGATCCTACTAATGTATTTGATAAACTTTCACTTACTAAAAAGTCAGATCCTGTTTGTATTCCTAATGTGCTTAATAAGTTATTTGTAATATTTACTTGATTTACTTGATTTGAATATTCAATTACAGCTGATTCAAATGCGGTATAAAAATTTATATCTATTAGTTCAACATCCATAATTGGATATCCAACATTTTGTGCTGCAAATTTTGCGAATGCATCCGATTGAGTTTGAAACATAGTATCATTATCAAAAAACCCAAATGGTGTATTTCCTGCGGTAAAAGATGAACTTCCGGGCCAAATTGGCTTATTTTCACTATAATCTGCCATGTATTCCTTTTATTATAAATATTATTGGAGTTTAGTTAATGTAGTTTCTAGTAACTGCATCTGCTCTAATGTTTCTATTTTACCTACTGATATTTTTCTTATTGCGTGGAATGATTTAATTGCTGGATATGGAGTCATTATTTTAACTGTTATTAATTCTGCTCCTTTGCCTAAGTCTTGTTCGATATGAACCATTAATACCATTCTTATTGCTCTTATGCGATCTAAACAATCAACAAGATTGCCTTTATAACGTATACGCATTTGCATTGAATATTTTGTTCTAGGTACTGCCATAATACTTCTTTTATTATAAATATCAAAACAGTAAGAAAGGGATGAAATAAATCATCCCTTCCAAGTTTAAGTTAAATAAAATTTAATTAGTTATTAAAACTATTAAACTGTATCTAATCCAGCAACATATACTTTACCGTAGAATTCTGGTCTAACCATTTTCTTAGCATATCTTGTCATTACACCTTTTCTTGGTGTGAAATTAACAGGATCGTATACTAGTGGAGTCATAATTAAAGGTACGTATGGAGCATAAACTGCACCAGTTTCAAGGAATTGAGCTCCTCTATAACCCATAAGGATTACGTTTTCTTTCATGTATGGATTCTTATATACTGTGTATCTATTATTGATTGCACCAATTTTTTGAACACCAGCAGCAAATTCCATTTTAGTACCATCTGTGTCAGCAGCAAATCCAGGAATTGATTCTAGGATAGTTGCAACAGCAGGTGATGTTACTAAGAAATTAGCGCCACCCCTTAGGGTTTTTTGATGAATCTTATTAGATACTTTTTGAAGTTTAGTTCCTAAAGTTTGGAACCACTCTCCTTGTGTATTATAATATCCACCATCAGCAACAGCTTTTCCTACGAAGGCTGTTCCAGCGGCATTAATAAATTGATTAGATGTAGCTGACCAATACTCAGTTGTTACTGCGCCATTGATTAACATATCTAAGATTTCAAGATCAATTTCCATTGATACATATTCACTTAACATTGAAGTTAATTCAGCTTCAGCGTCAATTGAGTGGTATGCATTCAAATCTTGAGCAAATTCAGGAGTCCAAACAGCTTTTAACTTTCTAGTCTTAGCTACAATTGGGTCTGATTGCATTTCAAGATTTACTTCTGGAATATTAACGTCAGTACCGTCATCGATACCTGTGTTAAAACCAGAACCAGCAAATGGATTAGAGTCTTCAAAATCGCCTCTAGTTGTATCAGTTGGTGCTTTGCTATATTTAACTGTGAATCCTCTATGAGTTCCATTAGCTAATAATTCACCTGATCCAGTTGCTACAAATACTACATTGTCACCACTAACTTTTGTAAAAGCTGGGAATATACTAATTGCAGCTGCACTTGATTGTGATTGAAGTGTAAATGATCTTACAGCTGTAAGGTCTGATCCTGATAATGATGATTTAGGTATTGTTATTGTTTTATGCTCAACAGTGTTTTTACCTAAGCCAGTTACATTAGTATCAAAATTCATAGATGCAGACGTTGCATTTGCAATTGTTACGTCTAAACCAAATCCACCAGCACCTGCAGCAGATGATGTTTCGTTGATTGAGTATCCAAATCTACCTGCACCATATAAACCACCAGAAGCTGTGTCAGCAGATGTTACACCAAACATAGAGTTGTCAGCATTTGGAGAACCAAATTTAAACTCATTTGATGTACCACCAGTTGTATTAAAGCCTGGTTGTGCGGTACCGTATTTAAAATCTAGATAAAATACAAGACCTGAAGGTAGATTCATTGGTTGTACAGAAACGAATTCTTTTGCTGCAAATTCAGCAAATATTCTTCTTACCAATGGTAAAGCTACACCAGCCCACTCTTCAGAGTTAGCAGATGTACCAGTAGATGAAGCTTCTTTCACTAATTGTCTAGCTTGATTTTCAAGCAATTGAGACATACCAGATCTTTGAGTATCTCCATCTAATCCTTCAAGAAGTCCTGTTCTTTCCCATTTTGATACTAAACCTTTAGCAGCATTTCTTTGGGAAGGATTGTTGTCTTCTAATAAAGATGAAATTTCCATTTTTATTTTTCTTTCTTGTTTAAAGCAGCCCTGCTAATTGTTTCCAACGATTAGCTAATTGGTTGCCTTCATTAATAATTTGTTTAGTTTTATTACTTGGAGCCGTAGTTCCTGAAGCTTTAGATGCGAAACTTTCTTTCACAATCTTCTTCTTTTTAACAGGAAGTTGAAAACTCTCAGCTAACGTACTAAACACTAATTTTACTTCTCTCGTATTACCAGCTCTATCAAAATTTTCGATTACTGTCATTTTTTGATTTTCTGATAATTCGAAGTTTCTGAACAATTTATTGGTATAAAGAAGTTTTGCATTTAAAAGATTAACTTCATTAATTGTGTCTTTTAAAGAATGAATTGTTTCATATGCTTCATCAAGTTCAGTTGAGATTTCTTCCATTTTGTCTTTTGGTTCTTCTTTCTCTTCTTCTTCATGTTCGCCTTCAACGATAGCGTCGTCATCTTCAGATAAAATTTCTTCGATGATTTCGTCTATGTTAAATTCTTCATTTTTCATTCCTGAAGCATCAGCCATAAGATCATTACCCTTTGAATCAGTTGAATCAGGTGCATCTGTATTGTGTGCATCTTCTTCTACTACATCTTCAGTAATTTCTTCGTCTAAGTCTTCTTCTAGTTCACGAATTATTGCTTCTAGTTCTAGGTCTTCATCCGTTGGTGCCATTGAATCGGCGTCTGCTGGATCTTCATCTGCATCATTCATATACATACCTTCCATTGACATATCGTCAGCTGGTGCTTCCATTTCTGGTGCAGGTGCTTCCATATCAATTTCTGTATCCATTTCTGGTGCAGGTGCTTCCATTTCCATTTCAGCTCCCATTCCTTCTTCGCCTTCTGGTTCATACATTACGTCATGTTCCATAGTTGGTTCTGGTGCAGGTGCTTCCATATCTTCGTCGTCTAATTCTTCAGATAACTTTGCGGATAACATACCATGAATTCTAGGTGCAAAAGCTTCTTCTAGTGCTATCTTTGCGTTTGCTAATGCCGTTTCTTTAACAGCTTTAGCATCTGCGATTGCTTCTTTAAGCAAATCAGATTTTGCCATTGTTTTCTCCTTAAATTTATGTTTTGGAAATAAGATTATTGTGAATCTTAATAAGATTATATTGTTATATGACGTTATATAGATTGATAACGTATTTTAAATAAATATAAGCGAAGTAAAAAAACAGTAAAAAAGCCCCAACATTTCTGCTAGGGCTTTTATTGCTTAAATAAATTTTAACAAAATGCTATTTAATCTTGATCATTTAATGATTGCATTCGTTGTTTGTAACTAGCTTGAATCATTTGTTGTCTTTTTGTAACACTAGGTTTAATAAATTCTTTTTTATCTTTAAGAATAGTTAATGTGTCTGCAAATTTTAATTTTCGTTTCCAATTACGTAGTGCAAAGTTTATATCTTTATCAACTACGCTTGATCCTATACTATGTCCTGGAATAATTGTTTGATGTTGTTTTAATTTTTTATTCATATATTTGGGGTTTGTTTTGTAACTTGTTTTTGTATTGGCTTTAATGTAAATGAAAATTTTTCAACTTCAGGTAATTGACTTATAAATCCCTGTATTCGTTGTGATTCTTTAGCTGGATCTTCTCCCAATCTAACATAAAAAAATCCTTTTCCATTTTCATCTTGAAATTTTGTTTTAATAACATGCATAGCTTTTTTATTTAAAAATGCTTGTATATCTGCTTTTACATTTCCAGCTGTTGCTGGATCAATCAATTTATAAAGAAATCCTCCTCTGTAGTCAGATATCTTATTTACTAAATCCGCTTCGTTTAATTGAGGTTTTATTCCAAAAAAATCGTGATACATTTTATCAAATTTTGCCATTTGTTTCCTATATATTATAATAATTATTTGTTAAAGATCCAATTATTTAATTTCAAAATATTTACTTAAACCTTGTCCTATATCTTCATATGCTGCAGACATTCTTTCTTGTAGTTGAGAAATTTCTTTAGCTGTTTTTTCAAACACCTTATATGATTCATTTAAACCTTTCATGTGTCGATTAACAGTAATACCATCAAACCAATCGCCTTCTGCTAATGTTACTTGTTGAGCCATTTCAACCATATTCTTAATACGTTCACACAATTCTTGAAGATTACCTTTACCATATACAGCTTCTCCTAATTGTGAATATTCTTTTACAGATTCAACAAATTCACGCTTTTGTTCTTTTGAAATTTGTATTGGTTCATTTTCTAATGCTTCTAATATTTCTTTTATTTTCATGATTAAATCCTACATTTTCCATCATCACATAAGATTGATGTAATAATTTCATTTACTTTTAAATAATTAGTTTTTAAATTTTTATTAACTGACTCAGTCATTGGTCTTAAAAATGCTCCATGAGTCGATGGGTTAGATACAAAGTCAAAACATATTAATTCAAAGTCTTCTTGAACTTCCACTGCAGACTCTTTATATAGTTCTTTTACTGATCCTAATCCTCTACTTGATATACCTAATGTAATGCCGGCTTCAAATAAAGATTTTAATATTTGTCCGCTTGGAGTTTCTAATATTTGTACTGCGCCTTTTAAATCATCTCCATCCCACCACATTTTTAAAATGTTATGAGATACATTATTTAAATTAACAACAGAAGACTCTGGATGATCTAATTCTCCTAAAGCTCTATTTTGGTCAATATATTCTTTTTGATATTTTTGAGCTTCTCGATTAAGTATATTTTTTGGATATACTCTACCGTTTTGATTTTTAGCTCCAGCACGTTGTAATACTCCTTGTACAACTAATCCGCCTGGCACTCCAAACTGTGCGCCCATATCTTCATTAATTTTACCAATTGGTTTGAATGGTATATATTCAACTAATAATGATTTACTCATATTATTCTCCTAAACTTCTCACTCTTTCTGAAATTTTTAATAATCTTTCTGAAATTTTATTTAATGCGGTATGAGTTGATTTTTTATATGTTGATCCAGCTATACCAGATTCATTTTTTAATCTAGATGTATATTTAACTAATTGTTCTATTTCTTGTAATTTTTTTGCTACTTCTTTAATAGTACCATTAACTGTTTGTGAAGGAGTTGATTTTGGATTGCCGGTTGAAAACTTTGAATATGATTCAATTAATTTTTCATATTTTAGATCCATTGCTTCTGAAACAGATGACCATTTATATTTTTTCTTTTTAGATCCTGGCTTTGAAAATGCATGTGGTGTCTGATATCCTGCTACACCACCAGTCGTACTCATTTCTGCTATTTCATCTTCTGTTAATTCAATGTCAGCATCTGGATTCTTTTTTTGTAATGCTGCGGCGGCGTCTGGATCTGATGTTT